AATGGGAGCAGGATTCAACCGTGTTATGGACCGTCTTTGCAACATGAGCTTTGAACAACAGCAATGCTGCTGCGAAACTAAAGGCCTGATTAAAGAAGTAAAATCTGAATTGGCTCTTCAATTGGAACGTTGCTGCTGCGACATCAAGAATGGCCAACAGGAAATCAAGTGCCTCATCGAAAACACCGCTAAAGACCAGGAAATTGCTCGTCTTAACCGAGTAGTAGATGCTCAGAGAGACCAGAACATTATCCAGTCTGTAGTTGCCGCTCTTAAAACAACAACCACAACTCCGGCTTAATTAGGGCTGGAAATTTAAAAGAAAGGAGTGCATCTTACGGGGTGTACTCCTTTCTTCGTTTTAACACCTAAAAACTTAGAGAGATGGAAAAAGAAAAACTAACCGAATATCAGATACAGATAGCTTTACCTGCTCCCAACGAAGAGATTGCTAAAGAAGTAGCAAACAAAGCCCAAGCCCTTGTAGACCAGTTCGGATACTATCAATTCTTAAACTTGGTAGACTTCATGCAGAAGAATCCAGGTGCAGTATCATTCGGTTTAAATTTAATAAATAGGAGGTAATTATGGAAGAATTGATTTTTTCGAAACTACAAAAAGGTGATACATTGTATACCTTAGAAAGAGACAGACGTTCTATGTATCCAATCTTTGACAAAGCTACAGTAATCAGAGTTGGTGAAATTAAACCTATGTCTTCAGGCAATGATGGCAACTTTGTTTCAAGTATAGAAGTGGTAATCCAGGATTCAGTATCCTCACTTACAATCTTCTTACCTGTTCAAACTACGGAAGGTATTTATAATGGTGTATACTATACTACCGACCTTAAGAACATTGTTAATGAGGTAAATGTTCAAAGAACCAATGCCTTGAATGTTCTTAATAACCGGGATAAGTATGAAACTATCGTAACTGAATGCGATAATATCTTTAAGACAATTGAAGGTATGATTGCCCCCCAAGCTCCAGCTCAGGCTTACAAATCCGAAGAACTTGAAACATTTAAGATGGAGATAGACACTCGGCTATCAACCCAGGAGAATCTTCTCTTGCAAATTGCCCAAGAGTTGGGATTAAACAACAAAGAAAAGAAAGATGGCAAAAAAGGTTAACATAAATATATCACTCCCGATAGGAAGTGTTCAGATTTATGTAGACCCAAGGAAACAAATGCAAGCAGAAAAGTTGATTACTAGAACTCCACAAATTATGCAAAGAGGTTATGATTTGGGTTCAAGGAAGTTCGGTAATCAACTTCTTCGTATTGTTAAGAGGAGCTTAAATACAGGAGTTCCTCCTCCAGGTTCCGGAGTATCTTGGCCACCTCATTCGGCTGCTACTCTTAAGAAGTATGGTGCTCATACCCTATTAAACCTTACTGGTCAATATGCAAGGTCAGTTACTATAGTGAACCGAAAAGACAGAACCTTTGTTGGTCTACCTCCTGGATTGAAAAAGACAACCTACTTTGGAAAGACTTCTCGTAAAACTCTTAATCAGATTGCCATTATGTTAGAGTATGGTAGTAGAGATGGTAACTTACCACCTCGTGAATTATGGAGACCTGCTTATAAAGCTGCAGGTGGAGCTGATGCTTTACAGAAGTCTATACGTAATGAAGTAAGAAAAGAACTCAGAAAATATACAAAATAATGGCAGATTTTGAAGCAGATAAAACATCTGGTAAGGGTCCTACACTTGTAATGGTACACCCATTAAAGTTGAATGATACTGAATCAGATAAGCGAGCTTCATTGATTGTAGATGTCAATGGAGTTACTAAAACGGTTAACCTCATTCAGAAGAAAGGTAGCCTTAATTACGAATACCAATTGGAGGTAGATAAGGATACACTTAATATTCTGGGTAAAGGTGGGACTGATACTTTGGTTGTTACATCCCGTCGTAGGGAAATGATAAATGGTACTCCTCAAGGAGAATGGGAAAATGTAGAGGTTACGGCTGAATTCCTAGAGGAACCTCCATTTACTGCTGGTATTAGATTTACTGATGCAGCAGAAAAGACTCTAGAGGTAAATATAACTTCTAAGAATCATACTGAACAAGCTATCACCGGAACTCTAACTATCAAACAAAGTGGAAGTAGTAATAATAAAACCATTCAGGTTATTCAGGCAGCAGGTACGGTTTCCTATAATTATAGGTTAGAACCACCAACTGTAAATTTATTCGTACCCAAAGACCAGAATGCTAATGTATATGAAACTTCGGTAGGATTTACGATTACTGGATATAGAGATAAACTAATAGAAGGTAAAAAGGTATCAGAAGAGGTTATGGCTTTTAAAATGCCAGCAGTTGGTCAATCACAGGATGTTAAGTTATTTAATTCTAATGTAACTGTAACATATTGGATTACTAATTATGGTAATATATCAAATATACCACAAACTACTTTTTCAGCAACTGTACATGCTAGAAAAACTGCAGGAGTGATGATAGGTGGAACTTCTGCTAACTTCGAGTGTGTATTTACTGATGGTGGTACTTATGGATTCACTCCTTTGTTAGCTGCTCAAATAGTGTAAAATTATGGTAAATACAGAAGAAATAGTAGAAAGGACTTTTTATATCTGTCTACTAACGACAGCATTAAAAAGAAAGCTTACATTAAATCCTGATGACTACCTACCACTATCCTTAGAGAATGAGAAAAGATTTAAGGAGGATTCAGAAGCCTTAAAGAAATTCATACCTATCTTTGGAGTAGGTAATAATCAGGTAAAAGGTGCAAAGACTTGTCCCAGAATCACCATAGAATTGCAAGGGTTCTATAATGGTGATATTGGTGTGAACAAATATATCATAGGAGATAAACTAGAGAATGGTAACTACCAAGCTTCAGAATTTCCTTATGAGACTAAAGACATAACTCTGGATATACATCTTGTGGCAAATACTCAACAAGATATGAGATTACTTCATAGTATCATGTATGAAGCTTTGCCATCAAGAGGATATGTAAGACCTTACTATAATGACCTGGAAGAATGGGAAGATGGTAAGGTTGCTCCTACTGGAAACCTTTATATAGAGATAGGTAATTACTATGACCACCCAGACGAAAATCATGGCCTACTCGAAAAGGTATATCAGTACATATGTAAAGATGGTATCTTGCCAGAAAAACTTGCAGGAGAAGGTGAATTAGTTCCTATCACAGATATCTCAGTACTCTTGGGTACAGTAGAAAAGCAGGAAAACGATTTACTTCAACTCCAAGTGAATAAGGACAATACTTCAGGGTATTAATTAAATAAGTAACTAACTTTTAAATTAAGTATAATATGCCAAATTCACCTTCAGTTAAGTTTGAGTTTGAGAACAGAAATGTTCAACAGACTACTCCTATGTTAGGAGTTTCATGTGTATTGGCTAGAACCACGAAAGGTCCTTATGATGACCCCTCAGAAATCATCACTTCTTTCTCACATTTCCAAAGACTCTTTGGTTCTGAGATAGTACCAGATGGTTCTGTATCAAATATTGAGAAGGCTTTTATGGGTGGTTCTAAGCTTCGTGTTATTAGAGTATTGGGTAAGGGAGCAACCAAGGGAGTTATATCTGTAGCTGCAGCAAGAGGTGCTAGAGCAGTAAGAGCTTCTGAAGATGGTTCTTCTGTTACTGAATCTACTTCTGAAGAAGCAAGTCCTAAATCTCTCTTTAAGTTTACTTCTGGTTCTACTACAGTAGGATTCGGATTGGTAACTAAGGGTTATGGAGACCCAATAGGTAGTGCTGAAACCTTCAATGTAAAAGTTTACAAACAAGCTAACACAATCTACTATCAAGTAGTAAGTGCTAATGGTCAGGTATTAGAACAAGGCCCTATCATTACCTACAAAACAGCAGATACTGTAAACAACACTTCAGTAGACTACCTTGCTCTAAGTGCTTTTGCAAAGAATTCAGAATACCTTGTACCGGTTATGACCGATACAGTAGAAGGTATCAAATCTTGGAATAACCTCATTAAATGGTTAACGGATGATGTCGATGGAACAAAGAACCCAATCGATATCAAACTTAACAATGCAGCAATTACTGCTGATGCGGTTACTCTTAACGGTACTATAGGTAATGCAGGTACTACTCCTACTGCAGATGAATGGATTGCTTCTCTTGAGTTTGTAAAGGATTATGTAGATGTATACCAATTCGCTTGCTCTCATATTAATCAACATCTTACTACAGATTCTGATATACTTAAGGTACACAAGGCTGCAGTAGATATGATTAAGGAATTGCAGGAGTATACCTATTATATCGAAGTACCCAAGTATACTACTCATTATACTCAAGGCGACCAGCCAAGAGATTTGAAAGGTATCAACACTTGGGTACAGACTTGCATTGGTACTGTAGGTAACTCTAAGTATGTAGCCTACTTCGGTGGTGGTATTAAATACTACAACGAAGACGGTAACTTGGTAGATTCAGATGTACTGGGAACTATATTTGGTTTGGGTGATGCTTCTGCAACTCAATTCGGTGTATGGAAATCCTTTGCCGGAATGAACCGAGGTATTATCTACGATGGTAATGGTCCCGTATGTCCGAATTATGGTTCTCCTTCAAGAACTAACGAACTCAATGAGTTGGCTCAGAACTACGTAAATATCATTTGCGTAAAGGATGTACCTAACCAAGGTAAGAGAACTTTGTTATGGCATTGCTTCTCATCTCAGGTAAAACAAGATTCAGAAAGATTTCTGGCTATTGTAAGATTGAATCTGTATCTCAAAAAGAATCTTAGACCAATTCTAGAAAGATATTTGGAAGAACCCAATATCTGGAACACTTGGAATAAGATTTGGCTTGAGGTTAAACCTCTTCTTGATGCCTGCGTAGATGGCGATGCTATGTCAGAATATACCTGGATGGGTGACCAAGATGCTAACTCATACAGTGAACTCTCAGTGAACAACGAACAAGATGTTCGTCAGGGTAAGTATAAAGCTATCCTGAAATATAAAGATATCGTACCAATGCAAGAAGTTACAATGTCAATCATTATTGACCAAGCTTCTAAGTCGGTATCAATTGTTGAAAACGAATAAAACTAAAAGACATGGGAGCAAAAGTAAAAAATCCGAGAAAGAAATTCCTTTGGAGTATCACTTTCCCTAAGCACCCTATCAATACTTATCTGTTCCAAACTTGTACTTTGCCAGATATCGAGATTGACCAGGTTGCTCATGGAGACGTTAACCGGGACGTTAAAACTGCCGGTAGAGTTACAGTAGGTAACTTAGTAGTAGGAAAGTTATTAACTACTGCGGGTTCAGATACATGGCTTCATGACTGGCTCTATTCATGCCAGGATATGATTGCAGGTGGTGGTTTGGTACCAAGCCAATACTGGGAAAATGTAATCGTAAATGAACTTGCCGAAGATGGAGTTTCCGTACTTAACACCCACCTCTTCGAAGAGGTATGGCCATGTAAGATTACAGGTTTAGACCTGGACCGAATGGCTTCAGAAAACACAATCGAAAGTATCGAATTCTCAGTAGGTACTGCCGATAAGTATTAAAAGCTTAGTCTATTTTCAACTAAGATTTTTAGGTGGAGGGGTGGGATTCCTAGAAAGGGCTCACCCCTTTCTTGTTGTTATATCAGATACTATGGATTTAAGTAACCAATTAAAATAAATAAATAT